AATCTTCACCAATTCAATCCGAAGATTTTCATGGTTTTTTATCATGGATGCATCCCTCTCAGCGTAAATCTACGTGAGGAAGCGGCATCAGTTCCTGCGGGTAGGTGGGAGTCCAGGTTTCGCAACCTGGTCTCTTGCCTATCCAAGGGGTTGAAAGGAGACGAAGACTCAGGCCTCGATGAGGCCTGGGACTACGTCTACACAAATTTATGGGAGCACAGATGGGGAGGTAATACCTTCTCATTCTGTAAACCCAAACAACAGATTGCCATCTTGGCCACTCGTACCTATTGGTACAAGCGGCTTAAGAGGCATAATAAGAACCTTCTCCATAGGTTGTTAGAGTCCCGTAATGGGGCACTACAACTTAAGGAGATCTTACATACTGCGGATGGAGTATTAACAACATTGTTAATATCCTATCCCGAAATATTTGTTACGGCTAGAGACCAAAGTGCATACTTGGTGTCTGACCGTATCATGAACAGTGTGATCTCCAACGGGTTACAAGACTATGGTGGTCTTGTAACCTCGTTGAAGAAAATGCGGAAACGAGTTCGGAAGTGTGCTTTCACAGGCGTGAAAGCATCGCTAACCGAACACGAACAGAGACGACTCGCGTGGGCTCAACTGGTCATTGACCAGTTCAACTCACGCGTAGGAATCAACAGTAAGTCCAATATGTTCCGGGCCTGCGTATTCACGCAGTCCAGAGCATCTGGGCTAGGAAATAATAAGATGGCGGCCGAAGCAATAGATAAGTTTATTGCTGAGGTCACCGTCGAGAAGGAGTTCAAACCTGACAAGGATCTAATCGAGTCAATCGATTTCATCCTTGATCAGGTTGTCACTCAAGCAGCTGGGAATCCCCAGTTCAGGATCTCGTTGTCAACGAGCGCCTGCACTGAGAATTCCAAAAGAGAAGAAGGGAAGTTCGGGTACTTGAAAAAAGTACCTGACCTTCCCTTCATACCACCGTTTAGTGTTCGCAATCCGGGAGGCCAGTTAGGAAACTGGGCCTTCAGGAAAGCGATCGAAAAGGTAAACTCTAGTAGCGACGACATTTACAAAACAAATGTCGCCGCTATTAGGGAAAACGCAAAGGTTAGGGTTGTTCAGAGTGGATCTTTTTTCAAAGATGCACTCCTTCAACCCTTCTCACATATGACAATCCAAGCTGCAAAGAGCATGCGCTCTTTGAGGAATGGATTATCTTCCGGTAGACTAGGATGGAACTTCATCAGTCGGATCGATCACCTCGATCCGGTTGATGGTCACGTCCTATTCGAAAAACATAAAAGGATAGTAAGTCTGGACTGGCGCTCAGCCACAGACATACCGTCCTTTAAATCAGCACACATGGTGATGGGTAGGCTCCTCGAAAAGATGAGACTACCTGCCTCCATACTCGATCCCATAAAATGCATATGGCCTGGTCCAAAGGACATATACATTAATGGAAAGTTTCATTCGGTCCAGGTCAATGGAGTCCCCATGGGGGATCCATTGACTAAGTCCAATCTATCTTTAGCTCACCCTATCTGTGAGGCATACGCCTCAAAGAAAGAGCCGAGCGTAAAAGTTGTGCACGACGGCAACGGGGATGATACTGCTATCATCCTCGGTGCCGACGAGCCCGCCAAAATGATTAGGTGGGTTCAATACTTCAACAACGCGGCAGCGATGTTGGGGTATGAACTCTCCGAAGATGACTTCTTCATAACAAGTTCTTGGGGAACTTATTGTGAAGAAGTCTTTCATATTCCTCTTGACCGCTTTAACACCGTAAGAACGGCGTCAA